GAGAAAGTAGGGAATAAAGTGGGAATTTCTGGGGAAAAACTGGGGAATTTTCTAATTTTTAAATAATGGTAGTTCATTTTCCTTAATTCTTGGATAAAGCATATCCATAATTTTATACACTAATCTTTCCCTCACACATCTACATGTTTTTCTATCTGAGTTCATCTCTAAGGATATATAAACCATACTATTTTTCATTCTGCTATTGTAAAACAGTTTAAAAAAATGTTCTTCTCTTATATCTAAGCATGTAAGTGCATTTTCTATTTTCTTCTTTTCAATTTCCTTATCTTTTTTCAGTTTTTTCAATCTAGTAATATCTCTTTCTTTTTTTATAATCTCATTCTCCACACTTGAATTAAAAGCATATGTTGGACTTACTTTTTCATCATATCCAACAGCCTTACACCCAAATATCTCATTTTCTCTACTTTCTATATCTAATTCAAGATTTTTAATTTCTGCACTTAAAAATTTATAATGATGTAGTCTACCTTCTACTTTTTTAAATAGTTCTTTTTTATTGATATTATTATCCATACTTCCACACTCCTGTTTATGTTATAATAATCTTGGATAAAAGCTTTATATTTTTGACAAGTGGAGTGTGAAAGCACTCCTTTTTTCTTTTTATTAACAGAAATTATCTTTTTCAAAGAAACTAATTTGATTTGTTTTTCTCTCAGATTTTATAATTCTGATTGATTCATCTATTAAGTTTAATGAATTAAGTAATACATCTTTCGGGATATCCTCCCATTTGTCAGCACCTAATACCAATAGAGTTCTTTTCTTAACTAATTCAAATTCTTCATTAACTTTTGATATACCTAGTCTTTCTTTTATATAAGAAGATATATCATATTTAGTTTTAGAGGTTGGTCTATAATATTCTGAACACTCTTTTTTAAGTTGCTCTATTTGGATATTATGTTTAACTTCCATCTTAAGTAATGATTCATTCACAATAGTATTAATTTGACTAAGCTGTGAATTTGATAAGGTTCTATTTAGTAACTTTTCTAATCTTATAAAATATCTTCTTATTTCTCTTCCTTTATTATTGTTTTGTACCATAGCAAGTTCTTTTGCTACATCAAGCTTCAATACATATTCTTTTGAAGGTCTCCCACCAGTTGAGTTTTTCATATTTTTGTGAAAAACTGAATAATCCTCATTTTCCTTAAACCCATATTGTTTAATTCTATCTTCAATCCAGTCTATAAACTGTCTCTTAACTTCTAAATTATTATGTAGTTCTCTTGCAAAAACTATTTTCTCTCCTGTATCAGTTTCATAAACTGTAACTAAATCATCTGCTACAACTCTTAAATTTTCATTTGTCATAATCTCATTCATATTTATAGTCCTCCTTAAATAATATCTTCTAATATAACCTCAACCCTTGGCTTATCACTATAGTATTTACTAGCTACAACCTCAACAATCTGTGTATCATCTTTATCAGCTATCTCATTGAGTGAATCAGCTATAATCTTAACAACATTGTCAATATCGGGTTTTTTATTGGGTCTTAACACATTATTTCTTTTCTGCTCCTTAACCTTTTTACTGTTACTTTTAGCTATAGAGTAATAACATCTTAAAGTCATTTTTATATAACCAGTAAAACGATACTTCACTTTAGATTGATACAGCCATTTTATTAACTCCTCATAATCTCTAGTTTTATTAGGTGTATAGATCCTTTTAGTTATAGAGTTCATTCTAGGTCTTTCTTTGCCAACTGGCTCTCCATCTATTACAAGAAAAACTTTCATTTTTTCACCTTCTTAGCCTTCTTCCTACATTCCTTACAACAATAAATCTCCTTAGATTTTTCATCAAGATAAAATAGTTTGCCACACCAACTGCATCTTCTTCTTTTCATATAATCACTTCCCTTGATTTACTCAATTACTCTCATATTCACTTTTCCATTTTTAAAAAGTTTTATTTGATATTTTTTTCCACAATGGGGACAAGTAACTATCATTTTTTTAAACTTAGCTAATGTATAGAAATTCCTACCACATCCACCAAAACATTTACCTCCATTAAATATTTTAAATTCTCCATAGTCTCTATCTAACTCATCTGCTTCATCTCTATGTTCATTAACTATATATTTATATATCAGAGTATTCATTAAAAACACCTACCTAATCTATTTCGATTTCGACTATAGCTCTACTTAAAAGCTTCACATTATAATTTTCTTTTATATTTTCCTCATCTTTTTTAAAAGCTCTTGCTTCTTCTAAATTAGTAAATATAGAGCTGTACACGTTCCCTTTTTCCCATTCTCTAGTTGTCTGCCAAGTCACCTTAAATTCTGTAATAACCATATTGACCACTCCTTTTTATAAGTCAAAGTAAGTCTATAGACTTCTAGTTTCATTCACAAGCTTACCTTGACTTTATTTTTATAATTATCTTTCAGCATCCTTCTCCAACCAATTTTCATATGTTGCATCACAATCTTTACTTTCACAATCTCCTTTATCATTTACAAATCTCTTTCCCAAAACTCTTATACACTTCTCTTTCATCAAGATTCTTTGACTTGCACATATCTTTATTAGTCATATGCTCACTACTTTCATTTTCTAAATGATTCAACTAACATTTCAGTCCCTCCACAAGTATCTTCTGTAAAATCTATTTGTCTCCCATTAAATTCTCTTATATAATCTGCTATATCATATATTCTTTGACACTTTTGTTCTATACAATGGCAAATGTCATTTATACTTATTTCTTCTGGTATTTCAACTATAACTTCATGTTCTAAAGTCACTTTTTCCTCAAATTTAATTTTATATTTTTGCAATTTAATTCCCCCTTTATTTTAGTTTTTGAGAGTTACAAAACACTTCAACAATAATTTATACTAAAAGACATTTTGCAACTTTTAGCCCATTCTTTTTGCTATTTCATATATAACATTTGCAGTAACAGCATTTCCCGCTTGTTTGTACAGTTGACTATCTGAGCATACACTTGCTGCTCTTTCGTAATATTTATCCGGAAATCCTTGCAACCTAAAGCATTCCTTTGGTGTTAACCTTCTTATATCTCCATTTTTCAAAATTCCATGTTTATCTTGAGCTGTCAATGTGAACATTGGTTCTCCGCTTTCTTTAATTCTACGACCATTTTGTCTTTTATTTACCCTATCGGGCGTTAAAACTGCATTAACTAAAACTCCACTATTATCACAATTTCTATTTGTCACACCTGCATTATATTTTGCTTTAAGGCATCTAGCATTTATTGTTATTTTAGAGTTTTTATTTAAGTCTATAAAGTATAGACCTGTTTTAGCACCTCCACCTCCTGCCTGACTTCTAATACATCTAGCAATTCCAACTGCATCATAAATTCTATTTGTACTATGAGTTGGATTATTTAGTTGCTCAAGATTTTTTCCACTTTTTCTTTCGATAGGAAATACTTTTCGTGTACTTCGTCCTCTAAAATGTCCAACAATGAATATTCGTTCTCTATTTTGGGGTACTCCGAAGTTTTTAGAATTAAGAACTTGCCACTCTGCATCATAGCCGATTTCATCCAGTTCAACGAGAACTTTGAGGAAATCAAATCCTCCATTAACACTAAGTAGATTTTTAACGTTTTCAATAAGTAAATACTTGGGTCTATCTTCTTCTTTGAGTTCTCTAATAAGTTTTGTAACTGTAAAAAATAAACTTGAACGTTCTCCTCTGAATCCAAATTGTTTCCCTGCAACAGAAATGTCTTGACATGGGAATCCAAAACACCAGACATCTGCTCTTGGGATATTTTCTGTTCTAATTTCTCTAATATCTCTTTCAAACCATTCATCCTCCTTCGGTTTGTGCATGGCATTATAACTTAAATTTGCGAATTTATCATATTCGCAATGTCCCAAACATTTATGTCCTGCTTTTTCCATCCCTAGCCTAAAACCACCTATCCCTGCGAATAAATCTAAAAATGTAAGCAATACAACGCCTCCTTATTTTCATTTTTGAGAGTCACAAAACACT